ATGGCCGTGTCTTGGTCAATCACCTTAGCACATGCTCTCAACTTTTGTCAAGAGCATTGATAAATTCCTATTTTGTCCTAGTTTTTCCTGATTTATCCGAGGCGTGTTTTTTAGTATTTTAGCTTTAGATTTTTAGCTTTCGGTCCGCTCTGGCTTATCTTCATCCAGCTCAAATCGGAAGTCCCTAAACTCTTGCATCAAGAGTCCGGCTGCTTGTGGCAATTCAAACTTGTTGAAGAATTTGAATATCATCGCGTCCGCTTCGCTGCGTGAGCACATGATTACTATGTCGTTTGCAACTTGGCGCGCTTGGCTCATGGTGAGCTGCGCGATCATTCCCTTTTCGTTGCTGAGTTGGATGTATGGTATCCCGTCTCGAACTGCGACAATTCCATTCACCCAGAATCCTTGACCAGTAGGCATTTCCTCTGGCACTGGCTCATTGATTGTGTACGTACCTTTAGCCATGAAGATATGGCAGTGACCGCAATACTTCTTTGCAATGTCCTGCTTGTTGTAGCTCGTCTTCCCGCAGGCGTGGTGCGTTATCGAAACTCGTTGTTCGTCTGTCATCGTTTTTCTCTCTCTTTGCCTTCTAGGAATCGCCGGAAGATGAATCCAGCGTTGATTACTATCCGCATGGCGCAGGCCGTCCTGGGGTGTCTCCTAACGCTTGCACGATGCCTCCAGGCCATCAGTTCGGCCGGAAGGATGTCTCTATCTCGGCGGCCATCTCCCGCAACAGTTTCGGGAGATTAAGGGCTGCAGCTTCTTCCGCGATCTGCACTGAGAACCCGCTTCCAAGTTCTCCCCCTAGAACAATCACAATCGCGCCCTCTGCCTGGGATTGTTCGCGTACATAGGTACACAGCGCATCGTATATACCTGGTCCTAACGCCATTCGGTTCCCCTTTCATTCATAGCGGATCAATCCCCTCACACAACGCCTCTGTGAGCCAATTGTCGATCGCCTCTTCCGAGTCTATTGCAGACGCCATCTTTCGCAGCCTTCCGAGTTTCGGACTAAGCCACACGTCCGCATAGATCCACTGGCAGATATACGCCTTGATGAGTTGGATTTGATCCGGAGTCAGCTTTTCCTTTTGCAAGTACGCCATGATGGGCGCGCGCAAGACTCCAGAGGTTTCGTTCATCCAGTAGCCAGGCTCAAACATTTACGCTTCCCCTCATCAAATAAAAAAGCGCAACCAGTTTAACGGCTGCGCTCTCTGTTTTTTCAAATCTAAAACGTTTTTTAGTTTTTAGTTTCCAGAGCATAGATGCGCCGTTCAAGCACATCTAAGCGTAGAGTGTCTATCTTGTCGTTGGTTCGGTCGATGCGGACGTTAAAGTAGATAGCCACGGTCACGCCCACCGCCATGAGCGAAATGAATTGGACATTGTTCATGGCTTGCCTTTCTGCTTTTGGACCCAATCCGACAGGAGAGATTCCATCAGCTCCCCAAAATCTATGTCGTCTCGATCAAACAGAATCCGCTTGGCTTGCCTACGTGTTTCCCTGCGGAGGTAGATCGAAGTCTGCATCCAATCCGGATGACTCCGCTTCGGCCCGTCCCTCCGTGTCGCTCGTCCTTTCTCTACAGACGATCCATCCCTAAAGCTGGTGAGTGCGGCGAATTTACTTCTTCCTGGGTTTGCCATTTTTATAGATTTCCCTTCCCGCTTGTTCGTAGCTTTCCCACGCGCGCGCGGCGTTTTCGTTTTTAACGTCATAGACTGGTACTCCATTCTCAGAGGCTCTGTCGAAAGCAACTAGCTGGGGGACTTCCGCAGTAAACACTGGTATGCGGCTCCTTACTAGAGTCGCACGAAGCTGGTCCCCATCTGTACGCGGCTTGGGGGGAACCTTTGTCAGTAATACCCTGTAGCGGTCGTTGCCGATCTGCTGCAGCTTGGAGAGGGTGTAGGTCAGTCCATCGGTGGCTGTGGTTTCAGGAACGGCCGGAATGATGAGCAAATCGCATCCGTCCGCAACCTGGGCGAAGTCGACCTGGGAAGGATTCGCTTCCGTGTCGATGATGATGTGACCGCGCGCGTACTTCGCGGCATACTTCGCGGTTTGGGTTTCGTCGACAACGCGGAACGGGAAACTATCTCCCGTCCCTCGCCGGCTCCATTTCGTTGCTGAGCGGATCGCGTCCCCGTCGATCAGGAGCGTAGGGGCGAACCTCTGGAAGTACGCGGCCAGGTGAATCGCCGTCGTCGTCTTCCCTACGCCCCCCTTATAGCTGGCGACGGTGATTATCATTGGACCCACCTGGAAGTTTCCTCCGCCGTGTCCAGGCGAACGCTGAACGGTTCGTTGCTTCCGAGGATGGTCATGTCCAGGTTAAGTAAAGCGGTTTTAGTTTTTAGATCAAGTTTTAGTTCGATCCGCTTGAGGATCGCGCGAATCTCCTGCATCTCCGGACGAATAAATTCTTTCATCGTCTCGTCGAATCGTTCTTTTAGGTCGGTGCTCAAATCCATACTTTCACCCTTGTGTACTGTTGCAGATTCATAATGTCACACAGCCGCGTGTGCGCGTGTTTACAATTGTGGTTCATGCCTCCAAAAGAACATGCACGAACCGAGGCTTTTCACCGCATTCCACTCGTTCAAAATAGGTACTACTACTCTCCACATTGATCGCGGATCCCACCACCGCTCCTAAGTTCCTGCGGATCTTCCAGCCTTCAGTTGTTCCGCATGGGCTTATATAATTTGCGAAAATCTCCACCTGGTTGTCCGTGTATTCCTGGGGGACGCACACCTGCATGTGCAGCGGTCCAGTCTGAACCACCGACGGCCTGCGGTCCTCGTTCAACCGCTTTAGCTCGTCGTACATATAGCGTCCTTCGACAACCCCGCCTAGCTTCTCCGCGATTCCGCCCAGCATCCAGTCCCATCCAGGCCTTTGCAATGAAAGCATCGCCAACGCCAGCACAATCGCCTGACGGTCGCTTTCCTCGATCATGTAATGCTGATAGCTCATACTTTTGGAACCTCCGTCCACTCCACTCCGTCTAGCAGTGTGCCGAAGCTCTGCATAGTCCTAATATCACTCTTTTCCAGGTTTACGCTCATCTCTCCGTCAGGCCAGACATAAAGAACCGAGTTCGGACCGCAGTGCTCTTTGAGCTGATCGGTGTTGACGGGAAGCCATGCGCCCCACTGGTGCATAAAGAACGGCGTTTTAAATTCTTGGCATTCGTCCCGCAGCGCGCGCATCCACGCCGGCCGGCATGGTCTGGCGTCCTCTCCAGACTCGCCGCCGGCAATCACCCAGCCGAGACGCTTCCGCCCCGTCAGGTACTTCTTTAGCGTGATGTCACCCAGCAGCGGAGCTGCCTGGACGTAGCGCATCGCCGCAGGGATTTTCTGCAAGATGCTGATACGCTCGTCCGCCGTCTTTTGGTCGCTGATCGAAACACCGAGCCATGTATTTCTAAGCGGCCCTTTTAGATGCCCTTTAGATGGATAGGCCTTGCCGTTGTACGCCTTATAAATTTTCCGTGTTGCGCGCTCGATCCGCGCCCAGACTTTCGGATGCGTAAAATAGGCGTGCATCTCTTCGGCGTACTTCGTCTGCACCTGAAACGTAATGGTCCCCGACTGAGCGATGACGCCGAAAACATGGTCGCGGATCTCGTCCGTCACCTTGGAGTAAAAGAGGTCAGACATGCTGGCGACCTGCACAGTCTTAATCACTCTGGCTGCTCTGCCTGGCCTGAAATTGTCGGCCACCTGATCTTGCCAAAGCAGCGGATCGTAGAACTTGTCCTCGACAATCTTCACCTTCCCCGTCCATCGCGGCTTGTCTTCTACCATCTTGGCGATCGTGTAGTACGTCTCCCCGCGCTTCGCATAGCGGCCGGCGATCCGTTCCGCCCAGCAATTCAGGCAATCGTCCCCCGCGTGCTGGCATCCTCGAATCGGATTCCAGGTCGAGTCCGCAAATTTAATAGCAGTTTGTTTCACCTATATCCCCGTCCTTTCGTAATGGCGCAGGTTTACACACCCACACATCCGTCTACGCATCATAATCTTTTGTTAGGAAAAATACAGGATTATTTAGGATTTTTCAGGATTTTAGGAGTATGCTTTCGAGGACAGGAGAAAACTGCATGAAAGATGAGGTTTTGATTCAGATGCGCCCTGGGATGTCCGAGAACGAAATCGGAGACGTACTAGAGAAATGCTCGAATGTTCTACATCGCCTGCTGCAACTATCCATCGACGCCGGCGCACGCGGACACCTTACCTATTTCACTCACCTGGTAACAGCGTGCGGAGCTGCAGAGGCCGCTGTGTACATTCTCCGCCAACCACAACAGCAACAGAGTTCCATCCTTCGCCCCCAGTAAAAGAGAAAGAAGAAAATGACACCAAGAAAAAACGATATTCAAAGAATCATCCGTAACTGTGACGTGCTTCAGAAAAAGCTGGACGAATGCGCGAAGCTCTTTCAGGGAAACCTCGACATGCTCTCAGCTCTGGCAAGTGGGAACGCGCCCAGCCCCAACGGGTTCACGCTTCCGACGAATCACATAGAGTTATCCGTCCTCAAGGCTCTGGCGAGTTGCGCGGCTGTTGGGGTGGATACAGTTCCCCGCCCTTGGCTTGCTGTCATCTCTCGCATAAACCCAAAGACCTCGCCTTACCGGAACGCACTGGCAAGGCTTACGAAAGAGCATTTGATCTTCAGAGCTGGCCCAGGATGCGTCTCTCTGGCGGCGAATGTGCGCGGCTCAATCGCGCCGGATCCTGTTCCTCTGGAAGCTGCAGAGCTGGTACGGCGAGCCTCCACTTTTTTCCGGAAATACGAAGCGGATTTACTTTCCAGTCTCTTCGCTCTCTCCAGCTCCCACGAATGGATTACGCGGCAACAGCTAGCGGAACATGCTGAACAGAGTGTTGATTCCTCCGCTTTCCGCGAACGCTTGTCTCAGCTCCGCGAAGGCGGGTTCGTTGATTTCGGTCTACTTTCCACCGTCCGCCTATCACTGCACTGGTTCACCTGGTCTGCCACCCCGCAGGTAGCAACCGCATGACCGGCCTGAAATTGGACGTGGTAACGCAGATCTTTGAAGAGATACCGGCTGAACATATAATCCGCCGGATCACTAAAAAGACGATCTTTCACGACAACGGATGCTGGGAATGGACTGGATATAAAAAGAACGGTTACGGGTCTATTTCCATCCACGATCGGGATCGTTACATTCATCACCTTTCCTACATTCTGTTTCGTGGAAAACCAGACGGCTTGTTTGTATTGCATGAATGCGATAACAGACCATGCTGGAGGCCAAATCATCTGTATGTCGGCACGCAAGACAAAAACCTCGCAGATATGAGATCCAGGGGCAGGCATTCTAAACCGCCAACATTGACCGGCCTGCATAATCCCAATGCTCATTTGACTGATGAGCAAATCGCTGAACTAAGGTTGATGACCGATAGAAAGCAGCGCGATCTTGCCCGACTGTTCGGAGTTTCACAATCAACTGTGTGGCGTCTAAGACATGGCCTGACGAGAAGAGGAGCAGGTACGCGATGAATACAGGCTTAAAAATCAGCGATGCCCTGCGCCTCCCCATTGATGCCGTCACCCAGGTCCTTGCCACCATCGGCCGACGTGGAGCGGGGAAAACCTATCTCGCTACCATGATTGCCGAACAGATGCTCGATGCTGGCGCACAAGTCGTCATCCTAGATCCGATTGGACTGTGGTGGGGGCTGCGCCTGCAGGCGGACGGAAAATCTAAAGGTAAAGAGATTTTTATCATTGGAGGAAGGCGCGGCGATGTTCCCATTTCGATCGAGGCCGGCGCGCGCATCGCGAGGCTACTGGTCGAGAAGCCCATCTCCGCGATCATCGACATCTCGGAATTTCGCACCGGCGAACGCAAACGCTTCGCGGCGGATTTTGCCGAGGAGTTCTTTCATCTAAAAAAAAGGCAGACCTCTCCGGTCCATATCTTTATCGAGGAAGCCCAGCTCTTTGCTCCGCAGTTTCCGCGTCCGACGCGCAAGGACGAGAAATTTAGCGAGGCCGAGATGTTGGGCGCATTTGAGCAGATCATTCGCCTGGGACGCAATTACGGTATCGGCGCGACTCTCATCACCCAGCGGCCGCAGAGCGTAAACAAGGAAGTCTTGAACCAGACCGAATGCCTCTTCGTCCTGCAGGTGAACGGACGCCAGGAGCGGGACGCGCTGCAAAGGTGGGTAGAGGAGCACAGCGCCAGCGACCGCGCCCTGGTGGGAGAGCTGCCCGGCCTGCACCAAGGCGAGGGGTTTGTGTGGTCCCCGTCCTGGTTGCGGATCTTCGAGCGAATGCACTTCGCCAAAAAGACAACGTTCGATTCAACCGCCACGCCGAAAGTGGGCGCAACGCAAAAGGCGAGAGTCCTCACGAAGCTTGACGTTGCCGCGCTGAAATCGGACCTTGAGGAAGTTATCACCCGCGCGCAGAAGGATGACCCCCAGGCCTTACGGAAGCGCATCGCGGAGCTGGAGCGCGAACTAAAGAAGAAACCAGCTCCCGCGAAAGAGCCGCAGATCGACACCGCAACGCTGTTAAAGCCGATTCGTTCGCAGCTCGCCAAGTATTCTGAGCAGTTGCGGAAGGCGCAGCATGTAGCGCGGCAGTTGGTCGTCGTGCTGGAAAGCGACGATATAGAGGCGACAATAGAGGCGTATGTGAAAAACGCGAGTGTCGCCTACAAGGAGCGCACCAGCGAGGCGAAAGCTCCGCCGCCTGTACGGCCGATGGTACAGGCGCGCGTCCTACGGGCCGAGCCTGCCTTCGCGGAGATGGGACAGCCGTCGAACGACGGGCTAACTGGACCGGAGCAGCGCATCCTGGACGCAATCGCATGGTTTGAAGCGATCGGCGTAGCGGATCCGGAACAACCCGCCGTCGCATTTCTCGCCGGCTATTCCTTCAAGTCATCGAGCTACACCGTTCCTCGCAGTATCCTTGCTCGAAAGCAGACGGTCGAATACATGGCAAATGGACGGATCCAGCTCACGCCGAAAGGCCGCGCTCTCGCGCACGATACCGATACTCCCGCAACTAACGCAGGCCTTCACCATATGATCTACGCGAAGCTTCCAGGACCGGAAGGCCGCTTGCTGCGTCCGCTCATCGAGGCGTATCCCGACGCGATGACTAACGAAGACCTGGCGCACGATGCAGGGTATTCGGCGGCGTCGTCCAGCTATTCGGTTCCGCGCTCTCGCTTGAAAAGCTTCGGGCTGATCGAGTACCCTGCGTCCGGCCAAGTCCGCGCGCGTGACATCTTATTTCCAATTGGAGGATAGATTCATGGACACATATAAATTTGAAATTTCAGTTACGCAGTATTGCACTTTATTCCTTGCGCTGGGATACGCTAGTGGCGCGGCGATGAAGGATCAAAATCCGGGCCTTGGACAAGACATTTACGATCTTGCGCTCGTTATGAGCAAACAAGCTCTTTCACAGGAGAAGAAATGAAACCGACCGTAATCCTGCGACTGACAACCTCTCAGCGTATGGCCTTGACCGACGTTCTGCTTTCATACATCCGGCTCTCAGACCAGCCACAGGAATTTCTGGACGTGGTGAATGACATCACCACAACGGCCGGCGATCTACTGAGGCTCGTTCTCAGCTCCAGCGTGGAGGAACAGCGAACGTGAAAGATGTAAGGAAATTGTTCGTGGTGAATAGCCCCATCCCGCTAGACAACGACATGGTTGTGGTGCTTTGCGACTTCTGCGGCGACGAACGGTACTGCTGTGCAGAGAATATCAAGACAGCGCGAAAGCGGAAGATGCAAGTTGCCTGCTTGAACTGCTTCATCGCACTCACGGAGAAGGACGGCTTTAACATCGGCGGAGTCCTTTCGCATGGCGTCGTGCTTAAACCAGGCGAAGAAAACAACTAAAACCATAACTCTTTCGTGTATATACTTTCGGACAAGCAATGTACCAAACCCTACAATTCACGGTGCCGCTGACTCCGCCCTCAGTGAATCACACCTATCAACCCTGTATGTATACGGGCAAAGATGGTTACGCGCATCGAGGCCGCAAGCTCTCGAAAGAAGCGAAGGCCTACCGAGAGGCAGTTGCTCTCTTCGCCAGGGGCCGCGTGATGCTTGACGCCAAGGCGTATAGTGTCCGTGTCATCGTTTTTCTTGGTTATCGGCAGCGAGGGGATGCGGGTAACTTCGAGAAAAACATTGGCGACGGTCTTCAAGAGGCCGGCGTTTTCGCCAACGATTCAAGGGTCAAAAATTACAACATCTCGGTAGATAGGGACTGGAACAATCCAAGGACCGAAATCACTATTGAGGTCATGTCCCCGCCGCAACGAACCAAAGGAGTAACGATTGATAACTTGCCAGCAATGCCAGAAAGAATTCAAAAGCAATTCGGGCCTGTCGTCACACATGGCGATGGCTCACCACATGAATCGAGCTGGAGAACCTTTGCCCGAAAGCAGTATCGAGAAGCGCAAGGCAAGTCAGAATAAGGGTGCGCTTTCGCGGGAAGTCAGAAAGCGCGCAGGCGAGACGCGCACCCACAACTATTTCGCCAAACTTGCAGAACGAGGCATTCACCGTTGTCCCGAGTGCTGGGCTACTCAGCACCGAGCGATTGAGTTCAAGAGTCCTGTTGACCTGCGCCGGCGCTGGCAATCGCTTCACTATGCCATGCACGTAAAGAAAGGCGACACGCCTGAAGACTTTGAAGTTCATCACGGCGATCTACGGAAGGTGTAATCTTCCGTCGGAGGATTCAAGCCATGAGAGAAGTGGGATGCATCGTACCTCTGCCGACGCGCAAGCAGGCCCTAGACCAATCGAAACGGGTCTTCCTCCAGACCGGTAGTTACCCGCCTGGCATTTGTCATTTCTGCGGCTGCACCGATGACAACGCCTGCGTAGATCCGATGGGCGAACCGTGTAGCTGGTTCGACGACCAGGCGACGGTTTGCAATGCCGGCGTCTGCATCTATCGCTACAAGAAAGAGCGCGGTGTATGAATAGCTCTCCGTTTCTGACATCGCGCCTCACTCCCTCTCTCTGTCCCGGCTGCGGAACTTTTCTGGATGCGGCGACCAGTACACTCGCAGCAGCAAGGCCGGAGCCGGAAGATTTTACGATCTGCATAAATTGCGCGCGAGTGCTTATCTGGAATGAAAATATGCAACTGCGGCTGGCCAGCGAAGCCGATATAGACACGCTTCACGACGAAGCGCGACAGGCTTTGAACAATACTCGAATGGCCATCTACATGATGAAGCATGCAGGCCATGCGTAAGCGAAAATTCATCCTGGTATGCGACAGCGATCCGGTCAACCTCGCTGTGCTGAAGATCGTCATCGAGACGCGCGGACCGTTTATCGTCACCCAGGCTGAATCCGCTTATGATGCGATCGAGCATTTACGCTTCGGATGGTATTTCGTTTTGGTCACAAATCTAAAACTTTTAGGTTCTGGCGGGGACGAGCTGGCCGCGCGCGTCAAGCAGGTCTGTCCTTACGTGAACACGATCGTCTACAGCGAGCAGCCGGCCGATCGACCCAGGCGAGGCCTGCCTGTCATCTCCGACAATTTCTTCCGTGGCAGTCTCACCAGCCCCGCTCTGTTACTTGATGCCGTCAAAATTGCCGCGCGAAGAAAACGCGGACCGAAAAAAGGTTTCTCCTTACATTCGCTCTACCGCACCACCAGGCGCGCGGCATGAGTAAAGTTGAACGCTGTCCAAATGTCGTGAAAAAAGGGCTTGTAAACGGTAAACCCGTCTATAAATGCGCCGTCCTTTGTCCGATCTGCAAAGGATCCGGAAAAGTAATCACCTGCCCTGGCTGCGACGGTGCCGGTCTGCGCGTCGGAGGATTCCCCTGCGCGACGTGCGGCACATGTGGTAAGGTGCCTGTGTTCAGTTAGTAACACCCCGTCATGTAACAACCTTACGACGCCCCAGGCGGGATTCTCCGCGCTGGCTTTATTGCTGTGCTTTTTCCTCTATAGATCGTTCCCTGTGTGTACGTTGCTCTGTGAGCGGAGAAGCCACAAGTTTTTGTAGGGGTTGTTATGCCATCATCTGATCCGTTCGACTCGCTTGTAAGCGAGTATGCGTCCATTGCCGGCGACTTCGCGGCACAGCGGAAGCGTCTGCGCGAAGCGCGCATGAAATGGATTGAAGAGAACGAATGTCCCACCAGCTACACGATTGACACCACCGACAAAGACGGCAAAGTTACGAAGCACGCCACGCCGTTCCAGGTTGGAAAGATCCAATACCCCGACATCTGGACTGAGGATATGAAGGTCGCCGCCAAGCCCCTCGACGAAGCGGCCGCAGAGCAGATGTTCGCCGGCATTGAGGCAGTCACCCAGGCCAGCGCCAGCGAGGAACCACGCCTCACCATCCTCATTGACGGCGACAAACAAACAGCGTTTTTGACCGGATCGAAAGTCGATGTCTCGCCGCATCCTGCGATCGAGGAAGGGGAAGACTATGGCGAATATTATGAAAGAGTCAGCCGTTCGTACCAACGGCAAGCAGCAGCATCCGGAGCCGGGGGACCAGTCGCCGGTAATGACGGTCTACGGCAACCCGCCGCAGTTGATTCGCCTGGAGGCGGACGGACTGATGCACCTGGCGACAGCTCTAGTGAATGCGCTGGGCCAGTGCTGGATCGTCACGCCGACGCGCTGCGTCCTGGCGACGGCCGGCCAGCCGGCTCCAGCGACGATGCAAGCCTCGCCGCCGCCGCTACCGTTCCAAACGAATCAGTCACACCAGCCCCAGAACACCCAGCTACCGCACCAGCAGCAGTTAACGGCGGGAATCTGTCCGAGGTGCCAGGGGAATAAAGTTACGGCGCGCGGCAACACATGCCCCGTCTGCAACGGAATCGGCAGGGTACGTCCATGAGTCCGCGTCTCCCTTACGATCCGATGGAAACCGGCCCCCTCCCCTTGTTTGGCGAGAAGGACCGCGCAGCTCTCGACCATCTGATAGACGGCCTGGAGCGCAACCTGAGAAGCCACATCGTTACCCGCGTCATCGAAGGCGCGTACCCCCTCATCAGGCGCGGATACGCGGCAAATGAGCTACAGATTCTCGGCTTCGGTCCGGAAATCACGATTGAGCCAATACGCGAGTTTATGGCTATCCGCCTTTGGTGGAGACGCATAATGATGCGTTTGCATCTATCCGCAAACCCGCGTGTGCAAGATTATGCACAGATGCAATGCGATGACTACGACACGCAACGCCTGATAAAAGGCCTGAAGCTTTTTGAATCCGATCAGACGGAGGTACTTCGCAGTGTCACTAGAGACTGATATGGAAACCGTTTTGCAGGCCTATCCAACGGCGCACAGCCACCGTTACGAGTCTACGGGTGGCTCGAAGATCATGAGCTGGGTGATTAAGTCCGGATTCGGAGACGACTTGCCGGTAGGTCCGTCCGCATTCAGCGAAAAGAACGCCTGGCGCTACGCCTGCGAACGGCTGGAGAAACACGATGGCTAGAATCAGCGATTTTGCGCCGGCCGGCCGGCTGCTCTGCTTCTCGCAGATGCACCCCAAAAACCTGAGCCGGGACACGATGTTTTTTCTTGAAGAGAAGGGCGGGTTTTTTGTCTTCGGCTGCAGCCTGTGTACCGAGCTGCAGCGCCGGCCACAAATCCACGTTATTTCCAAAAGCCAGCAGGGCTTGAGGATCTACAAGCACACGCGAAAGGCGGAGAAAATTGACCGTGACAACTCTGGAAAAATCGTCAGCTTCCGTTAAACAGTCTGCGAAAGCAAAAAAACGCTGGAATGGCGTAGGGCAGAAAGAACGCTCGCGCACGATGGCGCGCGTGGCGCATGAACGCTGGAGCGGCATAACGCAGACCGAGGACGAAATCCGCAAATACTTCGAGTCTGCGGATCTGGACGCAGCACTTGAAACCTATGCCGTGATGCGAAAGCAATATGAGCAGGCAGGGAAGCTCATCGACCATCGCGTACAGACCGAGCGCAACACCGAGGCCTGCGAGAACTGCGGGACGAGGTTCGACAAGGACAAGGTTTGGTACAACCGCGAACCCGTCAAGGATCCGGAGACGGGCATCATGCGGAACATTTTCAGTTGCAGCCAGGCCTGCATGATCGCCCTGAAAGGGAAAGCAACAGGTATCAAGCAAGCACGCAGAGCGTGAAAGGCACTCCCCCATGTTGGATCTGTACCAGGCGGAGAAATTCTTCCGAAGCTTCACCGTTCGGGACCGGCAAACAAACCGGCCGATCCCCTTCCGTCTGAATCCCAGCCAACAGGACATCATGCAGAAATGCCGCGACCACATGGCGCGCCGGCGAAGGCTTTTCGTCATCTTCCTCAAAGGCCGGCGGCTGGGAGTTTCCACCTGGGCGCGTTTCTTGATGCAGGCGCACTTACTGGAGAAAGAGTTTGCCGACGGCCTGATCCTGGGACAGCAGAAAATCACCGCCCGCGCCCTGTACGAAGAAGCGCACAGCGTATGCAAGCAGCTCCCGCTCAAAAAGAACGCATGGAAATACACCCAACAGGAGATAAATTTCTGGAAAATCCCTTCAAAGCTTTCCTGGCAGACGGCCGGCAACGTGGTTGGTTCTCGCGGTCTGGGATTCACGATGTTGCACGCAACGGAAGCGGCGTATTACATCAATGCGGACGTGTTCCCGGCGGTTTTTTCTACCGTCTCAGACGACCCCGAGAATGTCGTACTGGTCGAAACAACCCCCAACGGTAAGGAAGGCCCAGGACAGGCCTACTACGATTTGTGGATGGCGTCTGTAGCCGGCGACACGGAATACCTTACGGTCTTTCTCCCCTGGCACGAGGACCCGGATTACGTCCGCGATCCGAAGCTCGCCAAGGACGCCCCCCGCGACGACTACGAAAAGTACCTGATGCGGGATTTGAAGCTGCCGAAGGAGCGGATTGCGTTCTACCGGACCACGCTCACCTCGAAATGCGGCGGTTCGCTCGATCGGTGGCGGAAAGAGTACCCCGGCGACCCCGATGAGGCCTTCAACGCATCCGGCGATCCGGTCTTTGACTTCGACGCCATCACGCTCTGTAGTAAATGGGCGAAAAACACAGCTTTTAAGCAGATGGAGCTGGAGACGGCACCGGGACACAAGGCGCGCGCGCGGGAGAACAGCCAGGGACGCTTTATCGTCTATGAAGCTCCGGAGCCAGGCGCGCATTACTTCGCCGGCGTCGTGATCGGCATGGCCGACAAGGACGACGAGGGACCGCCCGAGCCAGACATGCTGGCAATGGTCGTCTGGAACGGGGAAACCGGCGTCATCGCCGGCCGCGTGCATATCCCCTTGCGCCAGGAGTTCGCAACCAACACGGTTTACGCCTTTGCCTGCTACTTCAACCGCGCCATGATTGCCTGCGAAGACAGCCACGGAGGATTCGGGACGCGGATCTTCCAAGAGCTGAGGGACCGGGAGAGGTATCCCAACCAGTACAAGTGGAAGGGCAGGAACGACAAGGCAGATCCAACCAGGTCAGCGAACAGTCTGGGATTCACCATCACCGATTACACCCGCAACATGATGCTGAATACCCTCTTGACTTCGATCAAACGCCGCGAGGCCATCACCAGCGACGAGGCCTTTGTCGAGCAGATGTCCTCCGTCCAGTGGTCAAACGCCTTCCGCTTTGAAGCCATCGCCAATTTTGACGAGATTTTCTATGCCGGCGCGCTGGGATGGATTGCCAAAGACCAATGGCATCCTCGCCGCTGCGAAGCTTACGAATCCGCGATCAACGAAGATCCGCTGGAACTAAAGGGAGTCAATTTCAAGGTTTCGCATATGAGCACCCAGGGCGGAATTTTGACCATGAACCTGCAGCACCACCTGGATGAAATACGCCGCATGGAGGAGAACAGGGATGAGTCCTAGAAAAGCAGCAACGCAGAAACCCAAAATTACGAAAGTGCATACACCCGACATTGCGGACACGCAGCAGGACGTAAACGTGGATGTGCAAATACCCGACGTTGTAGACATGCAGCCGCTCGAAGCGCCGAAAAAGCGGCGCAAGCTGCAGACGCCGGCCGCTCCGATGGAGCTGGACCCGCAATATGTCGCCAACCCCGAGCGTATGCAGTACGCGCTCTTGCTGGCATTGCTGTTGCGGCAAAAGGGAACGGCGAAATTCTCCGCGAAAGATATGGAGTACGTCGACACCGATTACAACATCCTTTTCGCGCGCACCCTCGACGGACAGCACCTGGAAGTAACCGTCGTCAGCGCGCAAAGTGGAATCATTCGCTCACCCGAGCGAGAAAGGCAGCAAGCCGAATGGAGACTAAAAGAAGAGGCCGCAAGAACGTTGACTTATCCAAATATCCCCCCTGCCCCCTCAACCGAACATCCAGCAGCCGCGCTGTTTACCCTACAGGGAATGGACCCGAACATGATTTACGCGGGGTTCCCGCCGCAGCCAGTCCGACCGTTCGATCCGAACCAGATGGCGCAGAAGGCGCAGGCGGGACTAGCGCCAGCCTCGATACAGCCCCAGGGACAGGTGGTTCCGTTCCCGGTGGACCAGCAAAAAAACCAGGACGGAAGCGCCCCATACCATTTCCCCTTCCAAACCGGCGACCGTCCGGAGACGGCGGGACCGGTCAACCTGGACCACCTACACCAACAGCTCCTCCAGAGGGACCAGGAGATACAGCAGCAGGAAGCGGAAGCGATCGAGCGCCAGGAGCGAGGGCAGTAGAGACGGCGCCAGGCCGCGCACTCTCTGCGCGCGAGATGCAGGATTTGGAGCGGAAAGAGCAGTCGGAAAGGGCAAGCGCGCTGATGGGGGAAATCTTCGGCGCATTCCGCCAGGCGCGCAGCCAGGTAGACGGCGGAGCGCAAAAGGCCTTTGAAGCTCTGCAGGACAAGATTGCGGAGCACGCCGGCGAGCTGATCCGCCTGGGATTCAGCGGCATGAAAGAGATTGTCGACATGCTGATGAAGCTTGACGGAGTGCTGAAGGACGAGGCCGACGATAGCATCGGCAACGAAGCCACGCTGCAGAAGTTTCTACGCAAGGCCGACGATTCGGCCGAGGTAATGACCCAATGATTGTTTTCTCGACCCAACGCAAAAGCGCACCCACACGCGACCCGCGCATCGTGCATATCGAGGAGTGGCAAAATCTTGCCGATCGTAAGCGCGACGATGCGTTGGGTACGAGTTTCTTTGAAGAAACTAAAACCCTTTTTACTTTGTCCGACAATCCGGTAGCGCCCCGCTTCCGGCCGGCCGTCCGGCTTCCCGAATTGCAGATGATGTGCATGAAAGAAGCCAACGATCTGAGCGAATACCAGCCCCAGGCCTACATCTATAACCAGACTTCAGATAAGCGCGTGGAGTCGATCGAGCAGGCGTTCAAAGCACAGTGGAATCGGATGTTCATTCCCTACCACCTGCTTTTTTCATTTGTGGCAATGGAGTTTATGGGGACCGGCTTCCTGCATTTCGGCATAAATCCATTCGCGCGAAACAATCGGGGAGAGATGTGGGTAAAGTGGCGCGAGTCGAGGTCCGTCCATTCCGACCCGAACGCGGACTATACCTGCAACTGGTCATTCATCATCGTTGACGATTGGGTACACCTGGACGAAATCAAGCGCAGATACCCCGAGCGCGCGAAGTGGCTCCCGAAAGAAGCTTCGCGGCCGCAGGACGTGCAACGCACCGACGAAGCCAGCAGCGGTTTTCGATTGCCCCCTGGTCCCTGGCAACAGATGCCACCCTTCGCCGGCATCGGATCCGCACAACGCGGATCCGCCAGTCGGTTACGCACCACGTATTTCCTCGATTATTCGCGGGAAATGATAGGCGAAATGCCTAAAAATCCGGACGAGCTAGCCAGGTACAAATGGACGTACCCGCGCGGCCGCGTGATCGTCGATGCCGAAGATGTGTGTCTGGCTGATGGTCAATGCCCGTTCCGCAAGTTCCCCCTGATACCGGTCTGGGCGACTCCGCCCCTCTATGGAACGTGGGCGGTCCCACCGACCCGCTACAGCGTCTCGCTGCAGAACCTAGCCGAGCGGCTTTACTCGCAGACGTTTGAGAACTTCTACCGGATGAACAACGGCATATGGTTGCTGCCCGAGTCCGCGCAGATTGACCAGGGCAAATTCGGCGGCATCCCCGGAGAGAAAGCAACCTATCAGGGAAGCCAGCCCCCGCAATGCGTCACCCCGCCGGCGTTCCCGTCGACCGCGATCGAGTTCCCCGAGCGCCTGATGACAAAGCAAAAGGAGCTGCATGGGTTCACCCAGGCGCGCCAGGGCAACCCAGGATCCGGCAACCTGTCGGCCGAGCTTTTCGACGCGGCCGTGTTGCGCGGCCAGTCGATGACCCAGCTTCGCGGCCGGCTCGCTTCCAAAGCCGTCCTCGATCTAACCGAGCTGATCGTGTACTCAATGATGGAATTCATGCCGTCGCAGAAGATGGCATACAAGGAAGGCGCGAAATTCTCCGTCGTCGACTACAACCAGCCCGACGAGTCGCTTGAAAACTACGAAATGTTCCTCGATGACGGCTCGTTCCACGTCAAGTCTCAGGCCGTCGTCTCGAAAATCGCAGAAGCACTGATGACGCGCGGCCAGATCCCCGTTGGCACCGGCCTGGAAATGCTGGGCTATCCGGACGCGGACAAAGTTCAACAAGCGCAGCAGACGCAGCAGGCACTCGCCGCTGTGACCGCTGTAAGCGAAGGCAAGGCCAAGAAATGAACCATAGGAGTTACTGCTATGAGCACCAATACACTTCCGGCTTTATGCAATGATGCAATTGCAAACACGCGCAGTTATGAGTATTTATCTATCCGCGAGGTCGCAACGCTGCTGGAGAAAAGCCTGAGCCGCACGTATGCAATGGCGCAGGAAGGCCTGCTCACCGAGGTAGGATTTTTAGTTTTGCGGGTGAAAAACGGCCGCACCTGGGTTGGAATACCCACATGCGGCCTGTCTCAGTTAAACTCAACGGAAAAGAAAGGAGATCCATAACCAATTTTTTCCGCCCTTTGAGAGTGTTGGAAGCACTCTTTCGAGGAATGCGTGATACGGCTACGAGGGAACAAAGGAACAAAGCTGGACGCTTCACCTGGTAGAGTGAAGCGGAAAGTTCCAAAGAACACGCGCAACCCAGTAGAAACACATAGCTGACCCTCACCTTAACGCATTCCTCGAAAACTTCCAAGCCCTCAAAGGTAACGATCCCCCATGTTTTCCGCTTTTTTTGCGGATTGTTAACCAATTTGGGTCGCACACCACGGTGCGAGATAAGCACCACCCTTGGAAGGCAAGTGAATGCGTATCAATTTTGAACGAATCGAGAGGTACATAAAAATGATTCAGGACAGGCGTGAACCCGACCTACACGAAATCTGCAGGATCCCAAGGGTGCTCGTCCATTGCACTCTGCCGCAAAGCGATCCCGGCCCCGTCGATCACTGGGAGCGCAGTCAGAACGGCGTCCGGATCATCATTCACCCCTACATCTGGTCATCCGGCGAGAACACCAGCAAGCACATGAAAAACCCGCCGCAACGCCGCTATCCCTACGGCTCACCGGCGCGCTTGTTGCTTTTCGAGGTTGGCTGGGAAGCAATGTCAACCGGCAACCGAAAAATCATGTTGAGCCGGCTATTCAAGAAATTTTGTGCAAGGTACGAGATTCGCACCACACATGGGCATCAGCGCGACAAGTTGATGGATCAGATGATGCGCCTCTTCCGATGCACGATTGAATTTAAGCACGACACCTGCATTGCGAAGAGATGGCGTTTCCTGCGCTTCACCGACGAAGGCTACGCCGCGTGGGACGAAGCGAATTTTCCAGGCCGGCTAACAAGCGACTCTTACATCGTCCTCAATGAGCACTTTTATAAGGCGCTCATGGATCATCCGGTTCCCGTCGATCTTCGCGCGCTGCAAGCACTCCGGCACTCCGCGATGTGCTTGGACTTGTATAGCTGGGGAACATACACCACTTTTCTAGTTTCTAACCCTGCGAACGGAGCAAAGCCAGAACCGCAGATTTTCACGTGGAAACAACTTTCAGAACAATTCGGCTGCAGCTACCAATACCCCAGCGAGTTCAGAGAGAAGCTTCCACACGTTCTGCGCCAAGTGAAGCAGGTTTATCCGGAATTGACAGTTGAGCTAATGGACGAGGGACTAAAACTCTATCCCTCGCGGCCGGCTGTCCTACCTCAAAAAAAGGAGCTGACACCTATCGGCTAAGAACACTGCCACCAAATTACGGATTTGTTGCCCAAAAACCAGCGTCTAAGCCCTTTGCGCCTTGAGACGCCACAGTGATTTTGTGCGACAGGGAACGTCGAAGCCCTAATCGTCCGCCAGGATGACAGGTTAAGTGTCTGAAAAAATAATCAGTTGAAGACCCTATCAAAACCAATAAAAACCTGTGGAAATCGTTAAAACTCCCTAAATTTATGCTTATAAGTTATTGATTCTAAATAGATCAGTTTTCAACATTTTCCACATCATCAAAAGTTTTCCACACCCATTCTAGTGGCAGTTTTGGAGATTTCCACACCCATTCCAGTGGCAGTCTGACCCCCGTTTTCCCCCACTTTACTGGCAGTCATCCTTTTTATAGGTTTTAAGTACCTAAGAAGATCTAAATACTCTAAGCAGTACGCGCGCGCGACCCCCGCTGGTGATAAATTTTTCTCCATAAACCCGAATGCCCCGCTCCCATAAGCCCCAGCCCGAAACCGTCCTGTACCTGACGACGATTCGCTTTCTCCGCAGCCGAAAACTGGACGACCGCCGCTACATCTGGACCCGCAGCGAAGGAGCAGCGTTCGCTGCCGCAAAGAGATACTTCGCGTGGCGTGGTACGCGCATTGAAATAGAGCAAATTCCCGTTTTCCCGTACATTCACGGCTTATGTGCTGCTCTCACCCGCAGAAATGTTGGTTACGTAGGCCAATTCCGGAAAATAAAAATTAACCTCGGCCAGCCGACTCACATTCGCACCTGGACTCCAGGAGAGTTAAGCGACATGCGGGCGCTTGAAGTCAACGAAGAGGAGCGCGCCTGGAAACATTGGCTTGCATCTCACCCCACATAGAGGCGTATATTTCCCTCGATGCCAGCCAACAAAAAACCCGCTAAAAAAATCCCGAAGAAGAAGGCGAGGAGGCGTGTGATGGCAGAAGAACGCGAGGAAGACCAGCAGCAACGCGAAGGCGAAGGGGAAAACGAGGGAAACCCTCACGACGAGTCCAACGACGCAACAGAGGGCGATCCAGGCGCATTGCCGCCGCATCCTGGAGACGAACCAGAACCCGAAAATCCGGAGTCGGAGCCGGAGCCGGAAGAACCGCTCACCCAGGAACAGCAATTTTTGCTAGTCATCGCAGCGATTATTTTCACCAAGTCAAACCTCCACCAGCTAGCCGATGCCTACAAGAACGCAAAGAACCTGGTACAGCTCATGCGCGACGAGGAAGCAGCCGAGGCCGCGAAAGCAGCCGAAGCTGAGAAAGCGGCTGCGGCCGAGAAAGCAGCTAAGGCCGAAAAAGCCAAGGCTGACAAAATAGCAGCAGCCGAAAAAGCCAAGGCCGACAAAGCAGAAGCAGCGGCGAAAGACAGGGAGGCGGCTCATGGTCACAAGCGCCAGTATTGAAACCGCCGTACTCTCTTCGAGCATGAACAACTCGACCGACACGGAAGTGATGCTCGAAGAAGAATCGACCACGGCCGCGGCCGGAGTGATTTTGCTCATCGATGCCGAGTACATGACGATCACCGACGCAGCGGAAGCGAATGCGCTGCAAGTGACGCGCGGAACGGCCGGCGTTGTAACCTCGCACGCTTCCGGCTCCCAGGTGTCGATAGGAGAGACGATCCCGGCTCCGATCGACACCGAGAACGAGAACCAGGTCCTCCTGGTCCAACTGGCCGCGACGATGTTTGCCAACCCCACGATGCACTCGCTCAACGATGCATACCAGCAGGCAAAAAATCTGATTGCGATCATGCTGGCGGATCCGGAAGCAAATCCACCGACGACGACATGAGCGAAGAGGAAGAAAAACAAGATCAGGAGTATCTGGAGTGGGCAAAGAAACGCGCGTTGGAATATCTTGACGCGAACGACATCACGAATGCGTTCGCGTCGATGCTCAGTGATATGAAAAAGAACCCACGCTTTGAGAACCACGCAGGCAATTTAATCGGCGTAGGCCTGCTGTTGGTTCCCGGCTGGATCAGCAATCCCGAGGAAGTACGGCGCTGGATTGTGGGATTCCGCTAAACTAGCCAACTCTTCGGGAGCAAGAGTAGTCTTACTGGCTAACTGGAGAGTCGCGTGACATCTCTAGAGCCATAAAGAGAATCTTCATTCAGAACGTGAAGGCACCGTTTGGCAGACGGTGCCTTTTTTTGTGCTCAAAATCCGGCACGCATGTTTCCAGCTACTTTTTGACCCTGAGATTTCCCGGCGTTTTACTTATCCCCATGAGGCTCAAAGGCACTCAGGGTTTAGAGCTGGTCAGGTACGACGATTGCGCGAACGCGCTTGTGACCTGTCAGCTCGCGCTGCATGGAAAGCTTACTGTCCCTTTGACTGTCGAACGCGAAATTTTTTGGGGTTTCTCGGACGAGATAGAGCGCCACCACTGGCTGGAACGTTGCGCCAGAACATTGCTAGATATTTACGGCGATGCACGAGACGGGCGGGTGTTGTCCGACCATGAAGTGCAGCAGAGAGCAGCCGCTTGATGCTCGCGCTTGGAAGGGAGGTAAGCATATGGCAGTTGTAGTAAGGCGCGCACGCCGGCGCTCCCGCAGGGGACGCCGTAGGGTCGTCTAGCCAATAGACAACCGAGAAGTCAAAAAAATCCAAAAATGACGGGGAACTGAACAGGCGCATGGAAGCTTCCCCCCGTCAAAAGCTTCCGGCGCTTCCCCAAGGAGAGACGAGATGGCAGCAGAGAGAGAAAGACCGAGACTGGAACGGCTAGGACCAGGCTTTAGCCCCGACGAAATCAAATCGCCGCTCTACGTCGGGCCGAGTCGTGGGCAGGAAGGCTGGACGCCGGCGAACCCTGAAATCGGAGAGGCCAAGGATCCTCTGGGCTACATCCCGCCGGATATTCCGAGGCACGACGGATTCTGACAATGCCCCCACCTGTCCAAACAGCGGAAGCGCAGAACATCCTCCAGATGTTGGCCGGAGCTGGCGGACCGACACAGGGCGCGGTGCCTGCAGGAACCCCTTCCCCGCAGGCACAGGCCTTGCAAGGCGCAACGCAGCAGCTCGACGGCGCAAACCCACAAGGCATGGTCGCCATGTTGCGCCAGGTCAACGATGCACTGGCGCAGGCCTATCTCATGGCCGCGATGCGGATCCCCGACATGGCGACCGACATTTCTAAAGCGCGCACGTCGCTAGAGCGCGCCATCAAAACCGGCCAAACCGCCGCCCAGGTAGTGCAGAGCGTCCGCCCGATCATGAACTCGGCCGGCGTAGGTCCGATGGCCGGCTCGACCGGCGCAGGGCCAGACATCGGCGCACTACTCGCCGGCGGAGGCGCACCAGGAGCACCAGGAGCGTGATATGGCAGTCGATTGGAAAAAAGTAGTCGAGGACAAAGCGGCATATCCGGACGACGCGAAATTTACCATCAACGGCGAAGAGGTTTCGTTCGGTGAATTTCGCCGGCAAAACGCGGCATCACGCGGCGAACTCGAACAGACCTTGACCACTCGCTCTGCCGAACTCGACCAGCGCGAACAGACACAACGCCGCGCCGTCGATACGCTCGCGCGCGTGCTGGAGAACGTCTCCGCCGCTACCGGACTGACCTACGACCAGCTTATAAAAGGCGACATTCCGCAGCATCTTCGTCAGGCCGTGGCCACCGCGACCCGCACGACTACGACGGAGGCCGGCGTACAGCTCGCGGACGATCCGCTCTATAAGCCGCTGCTCGATGCGGTTATCAACCCCATGCGGAACGATGTGAACATCGTCAAGCGCGGCCTGTATGACGCGATCGGCGCGTACAAGAACGATCACACCCGCCTTGCCTGGCTCGACTGGTTGACGACCGGCGAAAAGCCGGCCGGCTTCAGCGCGAAGTACGAAGACGTGCTGCAGATGGCCGTCAACAAAGGCTACAAGGACGAGATTGGTTTTCCGGACGTAGCGCGCGCGGCGAAAGAAATGTCCGGTCCCATCGCGGCGAAAGTCGATACCGAGAAGGTACGCAAGGAAGGCTATGACGAGGGCTACCAGAAAGCGCGCGGCGAGTTTATGGCGAACCTGGGACAGCCGCAGCCAGGCTCCGGCGGGATCTCCTTCGAGTCAGCTCCGGAGACGGGGAAGAACGGCAGGCCAGTTTCGATCAGAGAAAAGCTTCAAGAGGCGTTCGGTGACCCCAGCATCGCGGGAACGCTGTTTACAGTGCAGTAATTTTGCAGTGCAGGAGTAACAGCAATGGCATTCGGTGGACAGGGCACAGGGATTAACACCCCGACTGCGGCGTTGACGGCGACGATGAACGCGATTACGGAAAAGTTTATCTATCCGGTAGTCGCGGACAATACGTTTTTGCCGTCGATTCTGTTCTGGGCGATGCAGAGGCAAGGCAAAAAGTTCGGCATGGGCGAGCTGATCTATCCGGCGATGTTCATGGAGAACTTGAGCGGCGGAGCATACTACGGAACGGAAATTCTTACCCCCAACGTGGTCGATACCGTCACCCCGATTGACCAACGCTGGCGGCCGTACTACCAGAACGTATCTATCCCGGTTACAGATATCGTGCTCAACCGTGGATCCGCTCTGGACATCATCAACACAAAATGGATCGAGGCGACTGGCTCTCTACTCATGAAGCTTTCGCGCGCTCTGTGGCATCAACCGCCGCAAAATACGACCCTCGACATTGACGATATCGACTCCTGGGTTTTCCAGCAGGCGAACGTTATTGGCGGCATCGATCGCAGCGTGGCGGCGAACTCCTGGTTCAAGGCGCAAGCTCCAGTCAACGCCGGCGGCACCGCTCTTACTCCGGTCGTTGCTAACAGCGCCTTCGGCCTGGTGGGACAGTTCGGTTACGATCTGCCCGACATCATGGTGCTGACACCGATCAGCTTCTATAACTTCCAGAACAGCTTTACGCAACTCATCCGGTATACGAACAACATTCAGGATGAAGGGGCGATGCAGGCCGGCTTCCGTTCCCATTTCATTTTCAACACAGCGTTGTGCTTCCCTGATCCCTTCCCACCGGCGGGTAAGGGCTACTTACTGAACTCGAAGTACATTTTCCCGGTCTGGCATCGGGCGGATTACTTCGTGTGCGACCCATTCATTCAGCCGAGCAACCAGCGCGTGCTAGTGAGCAATCTCTACACCACCTGGCAGATGTCCTGCATCTCTCCGCGCATGAATGGCAGCTACTACGGCGTGAACTAAAGCACTCTTCTCCCTACCAGGCTTGAATGGCCGGCAAGGCCTTCAGGCCTGGAGCGAGACACCAGGAGAAACGAAATGACGCAGCAATTACAGACACCGTTTGTCAACACCTCCGCGAGTGCAATGCTGGGCCTGGGCGCGCCGATCGTGCAGGTTTACGACGTAACCGCACAGACGGCCAGTGGACCGATCACACTCACGTTTTCGCAACCGATCACGAAAGGCCGGCTGCGGGTGAAATCGAGCGGAGTCAATGCCGTGACGACTGCCGCGATCGGAGCTGTCACCGTGACCGACGGTACAAACGTCGTCGTGGTCAAGCCGGCACTCCTACCGGCGACAGCGGCCGGCCAGAATTTCGATGTGAGCGTGGAAATCATCACGGACATTCAGGCCACCAGCCTGAGCTTTTCGACGACACTAGGCGGAGCGACGACGACCGCAACCATCAACTCGGAATTTTTTGGAAACCCATAGCAGAAAGGGGACCGCGCCCCTATGTTCGTTGGAGACGTAATTCTTTCGGCGCGGGAAGCGGTCCCCGACCTTCCCGGCGTCCTCGCTCCTCCAGGCAGCGAAATTTCCGTCATTGCCGGATCCACCGCACCCTTTTTTCCCGCCGGCACGTACTACGCAGTAGCGACCTATGTTGACATCTGGGGCGAGACATCTCCCGGTCCGGAGATGCAGATCACGCTGGCCGCAAACCAGTCGTTTAGCGTCATCATCGGCGGGCAGACGCTAAGATTCGTCACCGCGATTAACATCTACCTTGGCAACTCTCCCGGCGGCGAGACGTGGCAGTACAACTTCCCCGGTCCGTTCACCGGCCAACCCGAAAACATCACCTTCACTTCGACGTTTAACGTCATCACTCCACCGTTCGGCAACAGCGCATTTCTGCCTGATTCGGGCGGACCCGTCGCCAGCGCATCGCAGGTCTTTCGCTGGCTCAACGATGCGCTCAATCGCCTCTCCGGATTGAACGGAGGCATCCCCGACATGAGCGGCTTCGGGACGCAGCAGGGAAAAGCGAATTACCTCATGCCTGGTGACTGGCAGACGCTCTCTGACGCCTGGTATGACGGCTATCCGCTGTTCCTTGGCTCATCGAGCCTCGCCTTCCGTCACAACACCATCACCGCGCTCTCGGGCATGATGTCCTACACCCAGGTGGCCGACACGCTGATCGTCGAATTATTCACGCAGCCCGATCGCACCGCCGGCGTGGGCTTGCTCAGTGTGGGGATGAATCCCTTATCCGCCGTGGCGCAGACTTCAGGCATGACGGGGTGGGTTTTACCCTTCGGACTCGCGCAGATCGGAAGTCCGGCGAATGACAACAGCGGACTCGGCATCGTGGCGAATTATGAAATCGTGGCGTACACCTTGTCCGGAAACAATCTCATCAGCCTGGTGCGAGGCCTGGGCGGAACGAACGCGCAGAACTGGCCGGCCGGCACACCGGTTTATGAGCTGAACTGCATGTTCAAAGGCCTGCGCGCGCCCCAGCTCTACTCGCCAGGCATGGCCGCGAACACTCTGCGACTCCCGTCGTCATGGATTCCGCTCATGCACATGTATTTGCTGGCGAGATACCGGCGCATCGAGCAGCAGGAAGACGAGGCCTTGAAGCTTATGCAGACCTTCGAGGCCGGCGCGAAAGAAGCAACGAAGAAGAAACCAGCCGTGGGTGACCGTCAGATTCAGCCGCAAGATACCGTCGCCGTAGATGTGTATCCGTTGTTAAGCCGCGAATTTGGCGGCGGAATTGTCCCTTAAGAATGAGCAGCTTAGATATAAAATTAAAGGGGGAGAATGGGCGTGTAGAGATGAACCCCGTAGACAGACTAAAAATGATCTTCGGCCTGGTCTTACTGGTAAGTCTCGTAGGTTTGGCCGTGGCGTTCGGGCTGGGCAGGATCGAAGAGAAAACCAGCTATGGCCTGATGCCTATCATCACAACGTTGTCGACGTTGGCTGGACTCTTCGGCGGGTGGGCCTTTCGAGAGACAAATGACGTTCCTCCGCCACGGCAGAAGAAGGAAGGAGAACCACCCTATGACCCCCGCGATGGAGAAAGCTAAACACTGGATTATTACGACCGCTGTAGCGATGCTGGGCGGTGGCGCAGCCGCTGGGTTTTCCGCTGCGATGAACCCGAACGAATACCATTTCCCGCAAGACTTCGGATCCGGCAAGCTCTGGAAATATGTGTTTATGGGCTGGGCGCTGACCTTCGCCGGCGTGCTCATTCATTCGCCGCTGGGCCAAAAGGTAATCGCCATCACCAAGCAGAATCAGGCGCAGCTCGACCAGACGCAGAAAGAGTTAGACCAGGCGAAACAAGACCTCAAGCAAGGCATAAATAAACCATGAAGCAGCCACGCTATAATAAAAATGCCTCCGGTGGTCTGGTCACCGCCGAAGGCATCCGCGAAGCTACCTTGTCAAGAGGTAGCGAAGCAAGGCAATCCATCGCAAAGGCAGATGGACTGCAAGATGGAGGGAAATGCGAAGCCGCATTTTCTCTGTCTCCTTTCATTGGGAAGATGCGGCCCCTGTATCCAGCAGGGGCCGTGTTGCGTTCAGCAACGACGTTTTGCCTCTGCTCAACCGTTCGCACATCTAACCAGCCCAACGAAAGCTTTCCCGATTATAGAGGCGCGTCATGAACCGCGATAGCATGGCAGCTCTCATCAAAGAACACGAAGGTGTCCGCTATAGCGTGTACGCGGACACGATGGGACACCCGACCATCGGCGTAGGATTCAACCTCGACCGGCACGACGCACGCGGCCGCATGGAAGCTCTCGGAGTGGATTACGAACTTGTCCGCAAAGGCCTGCAGGAATTGACCGAGGTGCAAGTGTTAGCCCTGCTTGCCATCGACCTCGAGGATGCGATCGTCGATGCCACCTATCAAATTTTCAATTTCGCGCAGCATCCGGACGAAATTCAAGCGGTCATCGTCGACATGATTTTCAACCTGGGAGCCGCCGGCTTTTCTAAATTCAAAAACACGATCTTAGCTTTCGAGGCGAAAGACTATTGCGCTGCAGCCGCGCAGATGGCGGACTCCGCCTGGGCAGCGCAAGTACCGAACCGCGCGCGCGACAACATAAAAATTGTTCTCGGGTACTGCAAGGAGTGAGGCGATGGCGCTGCAATGGCAAGTCGTTTCCCAGCGCAACTGGCTCAAAGGCCTGCAGGCCTGCTTCGGCAAGTTCGCGCAGAGCCAGGGCATCGTCGTGCGCCTCTCCAATCTTCTCTACGACGTGCGCGGAAACTTTCGCACAACGGACGGATCCGAAGTCTTCACGCGCTACCTAGACGCCACCGATCACAGCGGACCGATTACGGAAATCGCGCTTTACTCGCCGGCCGGACAGCAGCCTTATTACGTCGGACTGATGAAGACAGGGCAGAGCGGGACACAGATCCCGCCGCCGATCCCGAACGCCCTAACCTTTCTGCACGTAGGGGGAACGATTGCGACCGCCAGCAATGACGGCACGACGACGACCATCACCCTCACCGCCGCGCATAACCTGAGCGCCACCACGAACCCGTTTGGCACGCTCATTCAGTCCGGCATCAGCAACCCGATTTTTAATCAGACTGTCACCTTCAACCAGATCACGATCGTCTCTCCGACCGTCTACAACTATCCGCAAGCGATTCCCGCACAGAGCGGGACCGGCGGCAGCGTTACCACCGGACTCGCCGCGTCGATCGGCACCGGCCAGGTCTTCACCTATTACGTCACCGCCAGCGACGGGCAGGGCGGGGAAACTGAGGCACCCTCATCCACTCTCGGCAGCTCCACAGCTCCGGAAAATGCCATCAAGATCACATGGACCGCTGTACCTGGAGCGGTCGGTTATAACGTCTACGGACGCATTGCCGGATCCATCGGGCAAATCAACCAGCAGGGCAACCTCTTTGCCGGCCTGGTGCAAGGCACCACGTTTACCGACATGGGCGGGACGCCGTTTCCTGGAACTCCGCCGGCCGTCAACACCACGCAGACGGTCGAGGCCTTTCTGATGACCGCGCCAACCTTCTCAAACGTCATCGGCGTGCTACCCAGCTTCTTCGCACCGCCCCTGGGCAACATCCCCGGCGCGTCCAATCCGCCAGACACAGAAGCAGGCGCGGCGACCCCGCAGGGCGGCGTACCAGGCGCAACGCAGCCGCTCCCGCAGATCATCCAGTTTGAAAACCAGATGATTTTCGCGCTGGGTAACGGCTATCCGCCGCAGTCGTATCTCGATACCTCATCCGGAGGCACCGGCTCGCTCGTCCCTCTCGGCAACAGCTTCAACGCGCAGTACACCGACTGGCAGGCGTCGGTTTCCTGGAACCAGGGCGACATCATCAAGGACAGCGTGAGCGGAGGCCTGTTTCAAGCTTCGCAGGCCGGCACATCGGGAACCACGCGGCCAGTGTTTAACAACACCCTCAACGCGCAGACGCCCGAATCTTCGCCTGGCACCGTTGTGTGGGTGTGCATTGCCACAAGTTCAACCGGTACGCCATTGCGCGGGGCCGCAAACGCGGTTGTATACGCTGGCAGCTTGTGGCTTGCGAACACCTGGCCGGAGACAACTTCCGACGAGCTGGACGGTCCGAATTGCCTGAAGATGTCGGACGTGAACAATCCCGGCAGTTGGAACCCTGCGAACATTGCATTCCTCGATCGCGACGACGGCGACCAGATCACCGCGATGGGAAAATTCACGATCGCGGAGATAGGCATTGCTCCTACCGGCTCGCTCGTCGTCTGCAAAAACTTTTCGATGTACCAGGTAACAGGCGTCTTCGGCGCGTCCGACTTCTCGATCCAGAACGCGCAGACAGACATGGGCTGCATCGCCGGCCGCACGCTGGTATTTCTCCCTGGCTACGGACTCGCAAGGCTCTGCCACTTGGGATTCGCGTATTTCAACGGCGTGAATGACAAACTAATCAGCGAAGAAGTACGGCCGTATCTCTTCGGCGGTCCGCCGGACATCGCGCCGATTGACTGGAATTTCGCTTACCTGTCGAAAGGCGCGCAGGCCGCAAACCCGCCCATGTACGTTGCCGCGTGTCCGGTTTTACAGCCAGTTCTGACAGGCGTGACGATCACTGGTGTCACCGGTCCCCCTTTCTTCCCGCTGTTCGTGCGCGTTGAACAGCTCATCAACGAAGTGCCGGTCGCGGTCAGCGCGGAAGTGGAAGTCAATTACACGACGACGCCGGCCTTCACCGTCACCACGCCGAATCAACCAGGCTCGACCTATCGCGTCTTTGCCGGCTTCGTACCAGGCGGACAGAGCCGCTTCATCGAGCAGCCTACCTTTGTAAATCAAAACGTCGCCTTCAGCAGCATGACGCCGGGATACATGGCTTTCGGCAGCGGGGGACTGACGCGGGTTTTCTGTTACGACCTGGTGCTCAAGCAATGGGCAGTCATCGACTTGCCGTTTCAGATTTCGTGTCTCAAGCAAATTCGATCGCCGGGAACCATTCCTATTACGGTCGCCGGCGGTGCCAGTGATGGCGCGGTCCGCCGGCTCTTTTCCGGAGATGTGACCTGGGACGATGGGAGCCAGGTGCTTTGGAGCTTCCGCGCCGGCGAGGTTTTCCAGCAAGGCGGATCCGCGAAGATGTTTTATCGCCGCCTGGTCATACGTGGCATGAACAACCTGAATACACAGCTCAACGTCACCGTGAACCTGCAGGGCAATGACAACGTGATGTCGAGAGGCGTAGGGCGCACTGTGCTGGGCGGACCGAACGGAGCGAAGCAATGGGAAATGAGGATTGACATCCTGAAGGACGCGGAGAACGCGAACGCGCAAATTTCCGGATCCGGTCCGGCGCAAATTCAGATCGAATCAATGGACTGGTATACGAAACCGAAGGCATCCGGAGCGCCCGTCACCATTCAGCGATAGAAAAAAGGCCACCGAGTACAGGCGTAAGCGGCGCTTTTTTATGCAAAGAAGTATCCGCTCACTTCGCTACGGTGGCCTTACCGGTCCAGTATATCAACTGGTCAGCATTTGAACGATGTTTCCGTGACCCTCTAGCGCATCCTCTTTGGAGGTATAGCGCACCATGAAACGATTGTACGGTCCGCCGAATACCATCGTTTCCCACAATGTGGGCTTGTAGTCGATGGGCAGGGGAATACCCGCGAGATGCCCGTAATCCAGGCCTAAAAATATGGTAGAAACGCGCGCGTTGCCGATTTTATTCTCGGCAAGGTGGAGGTCTGCGCGGTGATCCTCCATCCACTTCGCCCAACTCAGCAGCCCTTCCGCTCGGACAGCATCGCCGTTTTCGTCCAGAATGTATTGTCCGATCCAGGGCAAGTCATCAGACCATCCCTCATCCATGTTTGCGCCCTCTGTCTTTGGCGAGTAGTTTTAGATTCCCCTTCCAGTTTTTTCGCCTTTCATCCGGCGCGACTTCCAGAGCAGCGGGACATTGCGATAGCCGGGAATCATGAGCGTCTTGAATACCACGGAGTAGGCAAAAAAATTCTCCGCCATCGCGTTGATGGCTTTGTCGAATTTCCGGCGTCTGAGCTGGTTTCTGATCTGTCGTCTAACGCTTTGCTGCATGTGCGCGCCCTCTGTCTTTGGCGAGTAGCTTTAGATGCTTCCGCGCATTCTGCTCCGCCTCATCGGGCGTAGAGAAGTATTCGCACGCTCCCTGCTGGAAACGCTCCGGTCCCTTGCCAGTGACCCAAAAGTATTTCTGATAGAACGTGTTCAGCCACACCTGGACGTGAAAACCGTGGCAGTCAAACTCACGCTGGATCATTTCGGTTGCCGTGTATTTCCTGGTTGATGTCCCCCTGGCCGTAGATCGACTGGACGACGTGCATAGGATGAACAATTTTCTCCAGTGCTTCGACGCGCGCGCGCAGCTCTTTATAATTCCGCAGCCAGAGACGGCCGCTGATTAAAAGCGCGACCAGGACGAGAATCTGAACCACCAGAACAACGGTTTCCAGAAAGCCTAGAAAGATCATGCGCGCGCAACCTCCTCTGTGATGCAGGGCATACAGACGCTCACCGGATCGTCCGGCCGGCCGGCTGCAGTGACAAGGATCTGACACTTACAGAGAGTGCATTCGACGCGCCACATGCCGCACTCAGGCGCGGGATAAGGCAGCTCTACTTTGCAGCTCACCGTTGTGGAAGGAGGACAGGGAAGCGCGATGCCGTTCGGATAGTCGGGATCCGGCGCGCACTGCGCCTTCCCGCGTCCGGACGGGATAAACTCGACCACTTTGTTAGGATTCCCCATTGCGGGGATGATTCTATCGCAGAAGCACGCCGGCAGCTCCGAACCGCAGCAAAAAGACAAGCAGGCCGAAGGCGAAACAGATGCGCCCAAGTTCCTGCGCTTTCGCGTTCGCGGCCAGCAGGTAAATAATCAATCCCAGGATGCAGACGAGTAGTGGTAGAACGATGACGACCATACGTTTACCCTCCATGCGTAGGATGCGAAAGGGCAGGATGCTAGAATGATTAAAGCCCGGATGGTCCTGATAACCACCGGGGCAGTGGGCATTACTTCGGCAGCAATACCCGTATTAAAGCGCTCAAGGCAGTCAAAAGTTTGACTACCAGAAGAAGCCAGTCCCAAAGGGCTGGCTTTTTTCTACGCATTTAATCTCTTCCTTTCCCCTGGGCGGCATTGCCACCCAAGCTTGGCCATCAGGGGGTACTCGGAAGAATCTGCAGTCCTAGACTATCAGTGAAATGCAATGCTTTGCCGCGAACTCAAGTCCGATGATGTAATCCCCTGGACGGTGAAGGAAATGGGCTGGGATCCAGCACAGCTCGACCGCGAAACCGTCTGGGTTGCGATCGACGAATCTAAAAAAATCATAGGTATGGTGATTGCCGCGAAGGTACATCGTTCGCTATTGATTCTTCGGATGCTGGGCAAGGGGGGTGCCTGGGTCCGTCCGATCTGGCGATATATCCGGCACGCATGTTTCCAGCGACATGTTGAGAGCTATTGGACGTTTACCGACAATAGTAGAGACGTAGAGGCGCGCTTAATCAAGCTGTTGCTCAAAGGCGGAACCATCGCTTTCGAGCACACAACCACGCTTACCGTCGTCGGAGGATGCTGGAATGCCGTTTCTGGCAACGATACCGTGGCTAGTCCCCTTGATTACTGGAGTAGCCGCCGCCGGCTCCCTGGCGGCGACGGGCTACACGCTAGCGAACGAGCCATCCTCCTCTTCCTCCAGCAGCAGTGCGACGGCAGCGGAAGCGCAGGCGAAGCAGCAGGCAGCAGCGCAGGCAGCAGCCCAGAAAACCGCATTCCTGGCAGCGCAGCCCAACGTACAGGCGCAGACGGGCGGGGGCCTCACATCGACGGGGTTCAATACGGCGGCAGCGACTCAAGCGGGGGTTCCATCCGATCTAAACTCTATCGCACAATATTTGGGCCTGAGTACAGGGACCGGGACGACCGGTAGCGCCACCGCCGCGCCCGTCTCCGGAGGCGTCACCACCACACCAGGCGCGAACAACCAGCAAACGCAGAGCCAGCCTCTCGATCTTGACGCACTCTCCACCCTCTTGAGACAGGCGGCATGACATGTCTGATTTTCTTTCCAGCATCGGCGGTTTCCTTTCAAACGCGAATGATATGAAGCCGTTAACCTCGCTTCTCGGACTCGCCGGCACTGGCGCGAATATCTATTCCGGCATTCAGAACACCGAAGCGAACAACCAGGCGCTAGGCGCGCAAAAGTACGTTACGAGCCTGATGGAAAACCCCGCGAAGATGACCGCAGCGGCCGCGCAATACGCACAGCCTCTCTCCGCTGGCTTAACGTCGGACATCTCGAACCAGGTACAGGCGAACCTGGCAGAGAGGGGACTTGGATCCTCGCCGGCCGCGTACACGCAACAGCTCACCCAGGCGATTGCCCCCTATATCCAACAGAACCAGCAGACCGCCATGCAGCAATTGCTGCAAACGCTGGGACTCGCGCCGAAACCTACGGCGTCTCCCATGACGAACATGTCCCAACTCCTTGCGAGTTTGAGGGGTGGTGGCACTTCAACGGCCCCCAATACCGGATCCGTTCCATCCGGACAGTTGGATTACATCCTGTCGGAAATGGAGAACGTCCCAGACCTGTCAACGTCATCCCCCGACCTAAGCAGCTTCCTGATTCCAGAGGCGGCTTAAATGGCAGCGGCCGCGATCTTCGGGACGCTCGCCGGCCTGGGAGACTTGGGAGAACAGCAAGCCGAAGGCCGCCAAATTGCGAACCAGGAAATCGTCCGACGTCTCGCGGCAGAACAGCAGAAACAGGCCTTCCAGACGCAGCAGCAGGAAGCGCAGCTCCGCCAGCAAGAGTTGCAGCAGCGACTACAGGCCGGAAAACAGCTCGTTCCCTTCGGACCCATTCACACCGCACCAGGCGGACAACAGTACCAACGCATGATTAGTCCGCTGACTGGCGACATGAGTTTAAGGCAGCTCGACGGCCCCGGCGACGAGACGCCAGAACAAGAGGAATTTCGCAGCCTGGAAAAAATCTTTGGAACAGACACAGCGAAAGAACTTCTCCAGCGCAAGGTACTCGGAAGAGTGGCGTCTGCAGAAGGAAAGCCAACGTTGAAGCAACAGAATGACGGCTCATGGTGGTGGATTTATCCGCCGGAGTCAAATCTTCCCGCACAGCGAGTCATGGAAAACGGAAAGCCTTTCATCGGCAAGACTCCGCCGACTTCGGTAATCAGGACGGGGGTGTGGCACTACGTCGATGCCGATAACAACGAGCGCGAGGTTCCAACAGTTTCCGAGACTACGAAGGTTTACGCCGGCGCGCCAGCTCCGCAAGCAGCAGCAACCGCGCTAGGGCTGGAGACTCCTTCACCGTTCAGGCCAAGCCAGCAGGGGGGAACCATATGGGCCACAGACCAGAACAATAACCCCATCCAGATCACGCCGAACACCGCAACCAATCTCGGCACCGGACAAGTGATTCCCTCGCTAACGCCACAAACCGCACCAACCGCGACGCAGCCAGCAGTGGCAGCGCCAGGTGGAACGCCGAACGCAGCAGGAAGAGTCATAGGACCGGCGAGACTATCCCAGCAGGAACGAGCCGTCGTACAGACCGACCAGCAACTTATGGGAAATACGGCGGACGTTATGCAATATCTGGAAAAAGCGAACGCCACCAGCAGCAATTCTGTAATAGACAAACTGCGCGCTTCGGTCGCATGGATGCAGTACAACAATGGTTTTGCGCCGACCGACCCGCTATATGGGCCAATCATCAAGCAGGTAGCGGCCATCGGCATTCAGGGAGCGGCCCCCTGGGTGCGAATCGGGCGAGGTAAATACACCTTCGAGACAATTCAAAAGCATTTACCGCAGCCGACCGACACGCCAAAGAACATGTACGACAAAATCAAATGGCTGCACGATAACGTCATCCCTTCCAGCCTCGAATCAATTACCGGTCGATCAGGAGCAGGAACAAACCAGCCGAAGGTATTCCCCGGCGCGCCCCCTGTAGGCACTGTCGAAGACGGACATAAGTACATGGGCGGCGACCCGTCCGACCAAAACAACTGGGTTGCAGTTCCACAGACGAGGCGATAAATGGCCGACGACCAAAAGCCGTGGGAAAAGTACAAGAAAGGCCAGCCCTGGACGAAGTATAAGCCGGCCCCTGCTACGGCCGAGGCCTTCAAACTCATGTCCGAAAAGCCTCCAGAGAATGCGCGCTTTCCCGCGCTAGGGCGGTACGGCTATGACGTCGCAGATCAATTTTCAACCTCACTGCCGGCACTGGGGGCAATTCTCGGAGCGATGGCCGGAGGCGCAGCCGGACTTCCGGCGGGACCGCTAGGAATCCCCGCTTCTGTTGGAGCCGCCGGCCTGGGGGCAATGGGCGGCGATCGCGCGCGCCGATCGCTGTATGAACTGATGTACAAAGACGTGCCACCGGAGAAGATTCCGGAAGCAATGAGGTCGATGTCTGGACAAAGCTCTTTGGCGATGGGAAGCGAACTAGGCGGACAACTAGCCTCTAAAGCCATCGGGACAGTAGGTTCAAAGCTTCTAAAAACTCCGATCAAATCCGCCGGCACCATCGAAGCAGCCGACGCCGGCCAAGGCGTCCGGCTAACACCAGGCGAAGCAACAGATAACAAGATCCTCAAAAAAGTAGAGGGCGTTTTAGAGCACTGGCCTGGTGGCGCGGGACCGATGGAAGAATTTCGCGTTGCTCAAAGAGCCGACGTAAACAACATGATGGATCGTCTGCTTAACGATCTGAGCAGTCAGAAGCTTACCCCTTACGAGACAGGGAAAGAGGTTCAGCGGATTGTAAAAGAGGCGCACGAAGCAAGCCTCACCAGTCAACCTGCATACGCAGAAGTGAAACGGCTACTGGGCAGGGCTCCGGACGAATACATCACCCCAACCAACCTGCAAAAACTCATTCAAGAGCAGGAAGAACAATTCTCCAAACAGGCCGGCGTCAACGTCACAAATTCAGCACCGAGACGAAAATTGGCGGAAGCTTCCCGTCTCTTCAGCGAAGAAGACAAGAGAGTGCAGGAACAGCTCGTCGGGCAAATTCTCAAGACGCAGAGGCCGGAAGTTATCGGAGGCTTTTTTGAAAAGGCCGGCTTAGACGAATTGCGAACCTTGAGAACTGTAATGCCGCCAGAGGTGCAGCAGAATGTTGCGCGCAACGTTCTCGAAAACTTTATGTATCCGGCGCGGGATCTCAAGACAGGAGAACTGGACCCGAAAGATTTAGTCAAATCCTTAAAAGGTTCTTTGAAGCAATTAGGCGAAGGCCGCGGCCGGCTCATCTTCGGGGACCAATACGACAGCATTGTAGACGCGACCAAGCTGTTAGACCGCATGGGTCGATCGGACAGCGGAATGGCCGGGAGTATGCACACCGCGCGGGTTGTGGGTCTTTTGTCGGGCCTGCCGCTGGGCATGGGTGTTCTTACTGGTCTGATGACTGGCCGGCCGCTTGCAGGGATGGCCGCAAGCGCGGGTACGGGCGCGGCGGAGTACGTGGGGCCAAAGATGTTGGCATACGTGCTCACAAATCCGCAATGGAGTGTGAAGGCATTGAATCTCCTGCGCGCAGCGGCCGTGGGCAGTGCCAGAGGCGTACCCTTCGCCGTCGATCAAATCTCAGATTATCGTCGTCCAACGAGCCCCGCGCAGTATGCGCCCCTTCCACAGTTGGAGGCACCGCAGCCATGAGAAAACTTTTGGTTCTTTTGTTGCTGATCGTCTTCACCAGTCGAGCGCGGCCGCAAGGACAGGGATACGTCCAGGTCACAGGTACGAAGTCTTGCTATCAGAACGGCAGCGTACAAGGCGCATTTGTCAATCAAAGCACCACGCCGCAGTTGCCGCTGCTCAATGGTTCAGTGTTTCCGACCACCGGCGTCACGAATATGAACTCGTCCGGCACGTTTAGTATTTTCTTAGCCGATAACAACCAGGTCTTTCCTACTCCGTCGCAATGGTCGCTTACCGTCTGCGCGCAGTCTGGCGGACAGCCTTCGTGCGGCACAACGCAGCTCACCATTACCGCGCAGCCAGGCGGAGGACCGCAGGACATCTCTTCGACGATCGCCAGCTTTCCCTGTCCCAGCGGATCGAACGGCCAGCCGGCCGGCGGACCGTACAGCACACAAGTAAAAAACATAGATGGATCGCTCTACGGCACGCCCATCACCATTCCGGCGGACATGATGCCCGACGCGACGCCGGATGGAAAAATCGCGGACGCCTATAGCAAGCTGCCTGCCGCCGGCGGGATCATCGACGTGCGCGGCATCCAGGGAAATCAAACTTTCGCCTCGAATCTAGTTTTAGGTACGGTCGCAGGATCGAAGCCGGCGACTTTCATCTTCGGAGCGATAAGCATCAACTGTCCTGGGAACGGTCTAGCGTGCGTGCAGACAGGCTCAAACGTGCAGATCATCGGATGCGGGAAGGGTTGCACGAACTTTACGAATCCAAACAACTCTTTAGAATTTTCTAGGTTTATCGGACCCTTGCAAGGCGCGCACGACATCAAGATTCAGAACGTCGACTTCCACGGCAATTACTTCAACCAGACGGCCAGCTTCGAGCACCAGGACTGTATTTTCTTAAACGACAATTGGAACGTTGAAATCTTCGGCAATGACTTCGATCAGTGCCGTGGAAGCGGCATTCAAACGTTCGGCAGCATCACCCCGCAGAATTTTACGATCAGCTCTATCTCAGGGACCGGTACGACCGGCACGATTGTTTTCTCGGCTCCGTTTCCCACCTGGACGGCCGGCCAGCCTTTCTGCATCATCTACACCTGGACCGACTGGGACTCAGCGAGAGCGCGAACCTGCTACACCGTGAGCGGAGGAAGCGCCGGGACTTACACCTTCGCCGCCACGCAGACGGACACCATCGGCGCGCTCGGCCTGGCAGCGCCACAGAACTTTACCAATGAACTCATCGGGACGGGGAACGGCACGCAGACGCAGTTTATTTACACCCTGCAGAACCAGAACATCGTTCCGGCCACCGTCACCATCACGACGGGCGGCAGCGTCTTTCAGAGTGATTTTTGGGGGAAGATCAGCGGTCCTACTCCAACGACCGGATTAAACGGGAATGCTCAGGTCGATTACTCATCCGGCCAAATCTATATCAACTTCCAAACCGCACCGGCCAGCGGAGCGCCGGTCACAGTGAACTACGCGGCGGGAGGCTCAGGCTATAGCGCGAAAATTAACGTTCACGACAATACCTCGACCACGTTCAATCTTCGCGGGTTTATCTCTTTCATTGCCGGCCGCGATATCAAAGTCACGCATAACTTCATATCGAACGCCATCCCGTTCGGAGACTTTCACGGAGAGCCGAATAATTCAGAGCTGCCTGTCGAGAGCATAGAAATTGGCAATAACACGATCCTGGGATACGGCAGCGCCATAAGTGCAACCGCACAGATCAATGCAGGCCTCTCCTGCTCGCACTGGAACATCCACGACAACATTCTGATAGGCGCATCCCTCCTGGTGAATCGCTGTCCCTACTCTGCGATTCGCAATAATCAGTTCATCAATACAGCCTCAGCTTCTCCCATCCTTTGCACTACGGTGGGCTGCGACATCGAGGGAAACAGCATCACCAACACAACCTCTCCCACTACTCCGTCCACTGGATCCGCAGGAATCGACGTTGACAACACGCAAGCCAATAACCAGAGCGGTTTTCCTATCGGCCAGGGCGGAAGCAGGATCATTGGCAATCATCTAAAAGGAATCAACGTTCGAGGCATAAGCGTTGCCGGATCGAATGACACCATCGTCTCGCAAAACACCATCGAGAACATTTTCAATCCGCTGAACAATATCAATTTTTCTGAGTGCATCAACGTATCCGGCAACGGCACGACAACCGGACTAAACAACGTCATCACAGACAATAGCTGCGCCGACACGCAAACGACTCCGACCACGCAAACAGGCTTCGACATAGAAAGCACGACGAATGCTTACGTCGCCGGCAACGTAGCGCGCAACGTCGTAACTCGCAACTATGTCGATGTGGGCAATGTGGGTACAGTCTGGGGGCTGTCTCCTTCACTGGCTGGCGTGACCGGAAGCATCGGCGGAACTTCGCTGGCACCAGGCGCGTGTACAGATGCCACGGTCACGATCTTGAACTGGCCTGCGAGCAAACATCCGAACGTTACCCCGGTGTCTTTCCCAGGCGCAGGTTTCATTTGGTTCGGCCATCGCAGCGCAGCCAACACCATCGACGTTGCCGTTTGCAATATCAGCGCAGCAGCGCAAACTCCTAACGGTTCGCTTTATACCGTGAATTGAAAGAAGGGAATATGAAAAGACCGCTTGCAACGCTGCTCGTTACGCTGGCATTTCTCGCCGTCGTCGCCCTGGTATGGGCGCAGAGCTTTACTCCGCCGCCGGTAGGCGCGTACATCAAACCGACCGCAGGAGGCGCGTGGACGCCGGCAACGACGACCAGCACCAGCGGGGGGCAGGGAAGCTTCGTCCCTCCACCGCAGGGACTCTACTGCAAGAACAATTCCACGAACCAATGGGTTCCGTGTATCAGTCTGGGAACCACCGACGCGAACGGCAACACAGGCACCGCTGGACAGGTTCCCGTAGCGAACGGAACGGGAGGCTTCGTCTGGACGACACTACCGGCAGCGGTCACTCCGAACAATGCGATTGTGAGCTGGACAACGACGGCCAACACATCGGTTACAGCTCCATCTTTAAATTTTTTACTTTTCCCGGTAAACGCATCCGCGCTAACACAGGTAGCAGCGCCGAATACCAACACCATCGGAAACATGGCCGTATTCTCCGGCACCGCACAGCATTTTTCCGTGGTCTATAACACCGCTGTACCAGCAGGGAATACCTACACCTGGCAGCTATGGAAAAACGGCGTAGTCACACCGCTGACGTGTACCATCACTGGCGCAGCGCAGCGATGCACCGATTCAACGGACACGACTCCGGTTGTCTACAGCGCGACTCCAGACGTTTTGCAGGTCATGGTGACTTGTACGGGGACGTGTACATCAGGGGTGATTGCGGCACACACGGTCAGCTTGCAGATTCAGTAAGGAGGAAACACAATGCCAGACGACAGACCAGGCGGAGGCGGAAGGTTTCAAGCGATGGTTGAAGGTATGCAATCGGAAGGCATGTCTGCCGATCGCGCGGCAGGCATCGCAGCAGCGGCAGGGCGCGCGAAGTACGGCAAGAGAAAATTTCAAAAGATGGCTGCTCGCGGTCGCCGCCGCGCTCACCGTCGGCGGACAGCAGGGAGGTAAGAGAGATGGCGCGCAGCAACACACCACAAGAGAAAGACCTGGCGAAGTCTATCGAGACGGAACACCGCGCTACCTGGATTGCATCGAACGGTTGCGGACCGAAACCTCATACCCTCGGAAAGCGCGGCTACCGGCGCGGATCGCGCCGGCAGATGCGGAAATAAAAACGCGCTTTTTTAGTTAGCAGTGGCTTTAGCTTTGCGTGCTGCCTCCTGCTTCCTGTCCTCTTCCACGTCGTAAGCGAAGACGACACCGTTATCGTCGTTCATTAGCCTTTCTTCGTGCATCTTTGCGATGGCTTCAGCCTCGCTGTTGGCTTCAACCTCAGTGGTGTATTGATACGTCACGTTGTACAGCGGCATTTCCCTTCTCCCTTCGTAATTGTTTTTGATCGTCAAACCTCTGGAAAGTCGACGATCACATGAAAGATTTCGCGTTCCGATTTCACAATGTAGTCGGCGTTAAAGTCTTTCCGGTACTTCTTCATAATCTCTACCGCTTTGTTGTGAGTGTCAGCAAAGAGTCGAAACGTCTCCGTTTTATCGAAACCGTCAAAGCGAGAAGGATCGGGCTTCACGCCAACTTCGAGCTTCCACGTCGCACCTTTGATTGCTGGCATCGTCATCCTCTCTTCTTCTTCGCCGCTGCATAGAGATCATTCGCGGCTTTCTCCAAAGCCTTGACCCTTGCAGTTTTCTTTGCCTCGACAATCTTTCCGCTGCTGTCCTTCCTTGCGATGAATATTCTCACTGTTGGTTTAGGCATTTTTGAGAACCCTCTTGTTTCTTGCTTCCTCCAGCTTTGCTTCCTTCAGCTTGTGTGTTTGAGCGGTGAGAATGGCAGAGTCCCATTGTTCGTCTGTCACAAACTGCGCGAGACACATACACACCATAGAATCGAAAGCCCATCCATCTGTGAGGTCAACTTTCAAGTGGGACTTGATCGTTTCTAAGCGGTCCATTTTTTGCGTGAAAGGTGACTTTACTTCTGTTTTCTTTTTTGTAGACATTTGCTTTAGTTTTCCCCTTCAGTTGTAAAAAAGTTTAGATTTTAGATCCATTCCCATGTAAAGGCTTGCGCCTCGGAGTGGATCTTCTTTCCCAGCTCGCCGGCAATCCAATCCCCCAGCTCGTTCGGGGTTTCATACCGACGTTGCAGGATCACGGCGTCCTGCGATGTGTGCCAAGGTGCCTCTAGCGCGTCCGCCGCGTTGCGGCTTACGTTCTGCATGATCTGACCTGGCTGCGCGTCTGGATCGCGGACTAGGACGGTGACGGTGGTTGATCGTCCCGTCCGCGAACGTCCTAAGAACTTAAAAAACAAGTGTTTACCTCTAGGTAGAATTTCCGGTTGCATGTTGCGTGCTCTCCGTTTCGGGGGGAATCGGTTTTAGATTTTTTAATTTGCGTTCGTGCCAGGCTGCGGCCAAAGGCACGCAAGCCATGACAAGTACAAGGGCTATTCCCGCGTAATTCATGTGTTCTCCGTCTTCTCGCCGTCTGGCGGACTGGTTTGGTGTGGCCGTCTTCGCGCGCTATGGCCTGTTCTAGCGATTCTTTGCCGCCGGACAGGGTTTTCCCCCTCTCCGGCGGCTGGTGGGCGTTAGCGGTCAAACTGCGCCCCCTGCTCGTCGGTTTCGGCTGCATAGTTCATCCGAGCCGTGGCAAGGCACTCGTCGAGCTTCAGGCTGTTGCGGTCACAGTAGTGAGCTAGATCGGCCAGCAGATCGGCCAAGTTCTGACGGTCGCCGCCTTCCTGCTCGCCGTAGGTTCTAGTGAAATATGCCAGCGTCTCACCCGCCCAATACGCGCGTTCGTCGTTCATGTCCTCGGGGTCGGATGGCAGGGAATTCAAGGCTGCGCGATTCGGTTCGGCCTCGGGTTGCACCTCGACCACCTGAGAGTCGATGTTGTATGTATCTAAGCTGCCCTCTAAATACTTCTGCGCGATGTCGTGCAGTTCGTCATAATCGCCGGAGTCCAGAGCCTTCCTCGCTTCTCGCTGGGTCGGGCCTTCCTCGGTAAAAATGGCCTCGAAGTACGCTTGTTCAGCCGCGTACTCGTTGGAAAAAACGCTGGCTTGTGTTCCGCTGTCGTCGTCGCTTGCTAGTGTCCAAACTGTGATTTTCATTTTCGTTTCCCGTCTTTCTCGCCGTCTGGCGGACTGGTTTAAGGTTTTAGATTTTAGGCGATTCTCTTTTTCTTGTCGCCGTACTTTGCCAGGATTAGATTAATTCCCTCGGTGAGCAAGGCTTGCAGGGTTATTCCCCTCGCCGCGCAGATCATTTTCAGTTCCATGCGTACCTCTGGCGCAAAGAAGCCGCCAATCAATACGCGCCCGTCGTTGGTGGAAGCCGCCGTCTTAGTCTTTTTAGTTTTCGTTGGCATTCAGTTTCCCTTCTGTTGGGTATCCTATCACCCTATAGGATTCTAGTATTCGCTGGGTAGAAGAATCGTCGTAACCGACCGATCCCATTCCGTAATCACCCAGATTTTCGTCCCGTCTTTCAGGTGATACGCGCTTAGAATCCGCTCGCACTCGCCGTCTTCGTTCGGGATGAGCGCGGCGTCATTGCGTGCTTTGTCGTCGCCGCTCAGGTCGCCCCAATCACCGGAGCTGTGGCGTGCAAGGTAGACGATAGGTGCCTCGCCTGTGGCTTCGAGCGCGGTGATTGCGCCGCGAGTTGAGCAGCATTGCCCGAGTTGAAATTTCGCTGGTGGCATTGGCATTTTTAGATTCTCCTTTAGTTGATTTCTTCAAATGTGATGACTGCGCCTTCGCTGGATCGCCACGTTTCGCAGACTGTTAAAGTGTGGACGCATTGCCAGCCAGCGAACTTGATAACTGCGTTGGGGTCGCAGTTGTCTAGCAGGCGTTGCAATTCTCCGACTGTAAAAGGTTCAGTTCGTTTCTGCATTTCACTTGCTCCGTTCTCTCGCCGTCTGGCGGACTGGTTTTAGATTTTTTAATCGTCGTCTTCGCTTGCGCTGAAGACATCCCAATTACCAACGATTGCACCCGCAGGCGTGTAAATCAGCGCACCATTAGAGGGTTCGACTACGCCGCGTGTACCGTTGTGGTGATACCCAAAGTCGTTCATGCTTGCTGTTATGACTTCGAGCGCATCGTGCAGCGACAGCAGCCCATTGCCGCCTATCTCAACTTCAATGACAAGCTTCACTGGCGCGCCTCCGCGATAATTCGATTGATGCTAGCCACTAGGCCAATCTTCGTCTTTGTTCCGAAACCGGTTTGTCGCCTGTCCTTATGCTCAGGGTCTTTCTTGAGGTAATCCCAAAGAAGGTCAATGAGCGCCTGTTCATGAGGCTTGAGTTCGTTTTCCATATGTTTCCCCTCCGTTTTAGGTTCTGACTTGGACTCGTCAGCGGGACGCTTTACGCCCGGACGCGGAAAACGAATCCGCGTTTCGTCCTTTTAGGCTCCCGCGATGTGTTCCGGTTCGTTCATGCTGTCAACGTAGTTGAAGACCGTCCAGCCGAATTGACGGTGAATCCGCAGGGCATAATCCCGCGCCCCCGTCCGCGTTTCAAAGTCTCCAATGCACTCGACTCCGCCCTGTACCAGATGCACGTAAACGCTAAAGAATTGCGGATTGTCGTCGTCTACTTCGCAGATCGTACTTCCGTCGGCTGCTACCTCTGGAGGCGCGATGTCACGAACGCCATGCACTTCTATAGCGTCATAGTCTGCCGCGTCTTCGATGATGTCCTCGGCGTATCCTCCAGATTTCGGCTCAACCACTTCAAAGGCGTACACGTCTACGTGCCAGCTAATTTCCTGCTTCGCGTCTTCAATCTGGGCGTCTGTAAATCCCGGCCTGCGATAGAGCACGCAGATAGCCTCTGTATCCCACGGCCCCCCTACTTTCCATTCGTATGACAGTCCTTCGCGTGTTGTGTCCATGTCCATTCTCCTTTTTAGTTTTTAGATATCTTCCGATTTGTACGGCTCAATCTCTGCGTTGCAGACGGGGCATTTGTCGTTGTTTGTGCATTCGGATTCGTCTTGCCACATCGCGGCTGGACGGTCAGCGGCCAACCGTCCTTCGTGATTGCATTCGTAATAGTTGAGAAACCTGTTCATCTGTTCTTCCCTCCTAAAGTTTTTAGATATTTTCCGAACCGAAAACCGTGTCTTCAGATGCCGCGCCTGAATCCACTGCGGCATCCTGCATGTGATCGATTAGATTGATAATTCCTTCCAGTGCGTCCACTCGGCTTTTGCTGGTACGTACGCGCTTGTCGCTGGCAAGTGAGATGAGGACTCTCTTCTGTTTGCGTAAAAGCTTAAAGTCTATGTCTACTTCAACCTCGTATTTAACCGGCATTGTGTAGCCCTCCCGTCTATATGATTATAGTCCTATAGGAAATTGTGATGCCTGTCAAGAGACAAGCATCAATTCCATTTCAAGCTTCATCAGTGCTTCGCGGATATTGTTATTCGCTTCCTTGACGATGCGGCTAAAATTCGGCGTGCTCGCATCGTCTGGTGCCTCTTCGTTCCAGATGTCCTCTAGCAGAGACGCGGCATCCTTCGCCATGCCGTAGCTCGAAAAATCGACTTGAAAGTGACGCGAGAGGAAACGTCCTTCCAGTCGGTCTATCGCGTTGCAGGTAAAAATCCAGATGGTATTTGGCGCTGTGTCTGTGCCGTCCAGCTTGGAGAGCAGCGCGATCTGTGCCGCGTCGGTCATGCGATCCGCTTCGTCAACTAAAACTAAGTGATAGTTTTTACCTGCGGCGGGGACATAGTGGCATGTGCGATGCACGCGCTCGATTGTTTCGAGGTTGCAGTTTTGACTCGGGATATGGTGCAGCTCCGCCGGAATCATCGCGGCCAAAGCTAAAGCCATAGATGTTTTACCTGTACCGGACGGGCCCACGAATAGCCAGGACGATTCTTTGGGATTCCTAAGCAGTCCAGACATAAACTTTTTAGCTTTGTCCAGTCCGATAAACCCGTCAATGGTTTGCGGTCTGTACCGCTCTGCGAGTGTTGCCGGGAATCTCAACTCGCCTTGATTGCCTTGATTGTTATTGCCGAAAAGATCCATTTTGCTTGCTCCGTTCTCTCGCCATCAGGCGGAACTGGTTTTAGATTTTTTAGTTTTACAGTCCGAGTTTTTGTGTGATGGCCGCTCGCCAGTATTTCTCGCCTGTGATCATCAGCGCCGTGTGTGCAGCGTCCCATCCCGGTACGCTCTGGTATAGTTCCCACGGATTCGAACCTTTGAGTGGAAACGGTTTGCCGTTTTCGATTGCATCCTCGATTCGCTCTAAAGCGTAAAAGCCTTCTGAGTCCATCGCACCATACGACGCATATAGCTTCATCGCCGCGTTAAGCTCCTGTCTTGTTTGCTTTGTGTCCATTCCTGTTTTCTCCCTTTTTAGTTTTTTACTAGGCGTTTATGCGTCTACTCAAAGCCTCTGGAGAGGCCTTGAGTAGACGCATAAACGCGCGCTACTCAGCGGAGAGCGTTGCAACCATGCTCTCCGCCCACTTCAGGGACTCGGCTTCGCTATTGCTCAAACCGTCCGTGTGACTGAAGTGTATGAATCCTTCCGGTTTATAGTTCGTAGTCTTCGCCTTAGATTCGTGCATAGACTTGCCCATTTTGTGCTCTGATAGTCCGAATAAGCAGCGCCGAAAGAATGATGGATGGCCGATTGCGAACTGTACGAGTGGCATGTTTAACACTTCGCCAGCTTGTTTGATCGGAATCAAGTAAACGTGCTTTGTGCCGTCCCCGTAGTCCTCTGCGAAGCTTCGGATGATCGTCAATTCAACGGAATAACCGGACAATTCCAGCGCGTTTATCAGGGCTACCATTGCCGTTCCACGGTGACGCATTGCATGCGCTGGGATAGCCCAACTCCCTCCTATTTCCACGGCAAATCTAAGAATTTTAGTTCCGACCGTCTGCCGTGTTTCGGTTTGAATTAAGCATTCTGGCAAGCCTGCACAATACGCTCCGATATCTAAAACATCTCCGCAAACATCGTTATAGAAAACCGTCTCATCTATACGCGCTGGCAATGCCGGAATGCTCAGTTCTGAGATGGCAGGAGCATTTTTCCATCCATTTTCCAGCGCGTCTAAAGCTTCGCTTGGAAGCATTCCGCCGAAAAATCCATCGCGGTCGGACATATCGTTAGAGCTGTATCCTTCCCGGTTTGCACTCACCATATCCCGAAAAATGCTCTGTAGCTCTGAGATGCTAATCGTTTCGTTTCTATCAGCGTTTGCCGTCGTATCTAACGGCAAACGCGCTGCTCGATTCGGAAATGTTCTCTTGCGTCCCATATGATTCCTATAGCCCTATAGTATCTTAAATTGCGATTACTGGCAATGGATAGCTTGCAAGCAAATTTTGCTTTGTGTTTGCGTCAATCCCGCGAAACACTAGCATATCGGCGCATTGCGCTACGCTGAATCCAGACGCTAGCAAGTCTGCGCCCTCGATTGAAGCACGCTGCGAAATTACGAGCTTTCGCGCTACAGTTTTCGCCAATTCGCGCATGTTTTGAACCCAACGCGCCCATGCTTCTGCATGACTTCCATACTGCCCTGCAAGCTGCTTTTCAAGAGTCTTGTCTGTATCCCATTGCAGGTAGCAGAATCTATCACGTGTGGAACCATCCAACGCGCGCCGCGCGCTGTACGTAATATCCGCGCCATACCCGGCCGTGTTTCCAGTTGCGATGCATACGAAGTCTGGATGCATGTTTTGTAATCCGCCTTCGCCATTCTCGCCGGTCGGAAAAGCACACTGCTTATTCGCTAGCGCACCATTGAGCGAAGCGATGAGATTATCGTTTCCTAGTTCCAGTTCATCTAAAAGGAACACTCCACCGTTTACATAGCAGCGATAAAAATCAGACGCGACATACTTGTTTGTAATAGGCGAAACGTAGCCCATAATGCGAGATTCCTGCATTTGTGCCTGTAATGCCAGATATCTAAAATCTAGCTTTAGCATCTTGGCAATTTGACGCGCTACAGAGCTTTTCCCGCTTCCCGCTTCGCCATACAGGTAAATATGCTTCCGTTTCTGTACAAGGCGGACTAACAAGTCGTAATGCTCATGTTTGTGGCCGTCTACAGTTCCCAGCGTTTCGCCATGTTGGATATAAACCGTCTGAATCTGTTTTGGGATATTGGCGATTGCATCTTCGACAATCTCTTGAATCCTTGACTCTAGCTCCTCGGTTATTTCTTCGCGCTGTAGCGTCAAATAGGGCTGCAAAGTGGTTGCCAGTATCGCCGCTAATCCATCGCCATTCGTGTTTGGTTGCGTCTGGATTAAAGCAGACTCGCTCTCGAAAAACACGCTGTAGCAATGCTCATGGAAGCTTTTCCCAACGTGTTCGCCGCGTCTGGCATACTTGCGCTCATCTATTCCAGCGCGAATGACTTCGCTGCACTGGAAGCACGTTACATTCTCTCTTGCTAGCATTTTCTAAAATCTCCTTTTAGATTTTTACTTCTGTCCTGACGTGCTTCCAGTTGCGATGCAAACGAAGTCTGGATGCAATCTGGATGCGAACTCACGCATATAGACGCCTGTATTTACAGCGTCTTCGAGTGAGTCTGCGTAGTAAGCAGACGATTCAGTAGACCCGACGAGATTGACGCGATATTCGCCGTACTCTGTTTTGCGGAATGTGCAGGCGATTGACTGTAAGAACTTCTTAGCAGTTGCTTGAGTGAGTTTGAGAGGACCAAAGGCCAGTTCGTTATTCATGAAAATGACTATAGGCTTATAACTTTATAGATTGCAACTAAAAAATCTAAGAAATACGGGGGAATTGCCGCATATCGAACAAAGCAAAGCAAATAAAAAATCTAAAGATAATGTAGGAATTGAATGGAATAAATAGGAAATTAGCAAGCGATTAGCACGCGAATGGTGCGCGAAAGGCAGGAAAAATGCGGAAAAGTAAGGATAAAACAGGAATCTTAATATGTAACCGTCACTGTGACGAGTCG